TACGATCCGGCGCGAAATTCACCGACTGAACTCAGCGCTGGGCATTTATTGCTTAGCTATAAATTCACCCCGCCGCCGCCGCTGGAACGTCTGACGTTTGAAACTGAAATTACTTCTGAATATTTAGTCTCTCTGGAGAGCAATAGCTAATGGCTGGAAAAATTCAAATTAACCGTATTACCAACGCAAATATTTATCTCGATGGTAATAACCTTTTAGGTCGTGCAACCGAAATTAAATTGCCGGATGTCAGTTTAATTATGCAGGAGCATAAAGCACTGGGCATGGTCGGCAAAATCGAACTCCAGGCAGGGTTCGATAAACTGGAAGGGGAAATTAAATGGAACTCCTTTTATCAGGACGTCATGCGTAAAACGGCAAACCCGTGGCAGGCGGTAGCATTACAGTGCCGCTACAGTATTGATTGCTATAACTCCCAGGGGAAAGCGAATCAATTAGCGTTAGTCACTCATTTGACTGTCATGTTTAAAAAGAATCCACTGGGAACATTTAAACAAAATGAAAACCCGGAATTCAGCAGCGCCTTTGGTTGCACTTATATTAAACAAGTGGTCGATGGTGAAACGCTGCTTGAACTTGATTATATGGCGAATATTTTTCGGGTTAACGGCGTGGATCAATTAAGTACCTATCGCAATAACATCGGTGGCTAAGTTATTCGGGGCTACGGCCCCGAACTTCGCAAAATAAATAAGGATACAAAATGAAAGAGCATTATATCTTACAGTTCCCGTTTACTTCAGCGGCGGGAGACGTAATTAACACTCTGCAATTACGTCGCCTGAAAGTAAAAGATATGCGCAACGCGCGCCGGATCAGCGAAAAGCCAGAAGAGTGGGATGAACCGCTAATGGCGGCAATGACCGGACTGGTGCCAGAAGATTTAGCTGAAATGGATTTGCTGGATTACCAGGCATTGCAGAAACGATTTCAATCCATGCTTACCGTGGTTACAGAATCCTCCCCTGCTATGGCAGGCAATGGCGTTACTGGCGAGATGGTTTCGCTTTCCGCCCAGTGAGATAGACGCCCTTACCGTCGATGACTTTAGCAACTGGCTGGATGAAGCCAGCGCTCAAATAAAGATCGAATATGACTCGCAGACCTGATGTCTGCGAGTCCTTTAAAGCCCGCCAGGTTTATTTCTTCCCAGCCCATTTTTCAGAAAACTAACCAGCGGGCCATCACCAATCTATAAGAGAAACAATTTTGGCCAACGATATTATTACCCAGCTTCAGGCGCGTAATGAGACGTTGACGCAGGCAATAGCCCGTTACGGCTCACTCAACGCCAGAACTTTGTTAGCTCTCTCTTCTCAGCAAGCGACAGTAATCAAACTAACGCAGCAACTTGCCGATTCTGCTCTCCGCCTGGAGGAAAATAGCCGCAGCCGCGCTAATCTGATGGAGAAAACCCACACATTTGCCGGGCAATTTAGCAAAGTATTCAATGTTGAAGCCCCCGATTGGAAGTTGCCGTATGAGTTCCAGGACAACATGGTCAATATGGCGACCAAAGGTGGGATGAATGATACAACCCGCGAGACGCTCAGCCTTAATCTGCGCGACTGGAGCATGGATTTTAACCAGCATCAGACCACCTTACAGAACGCAGCCCAAACGCTGATCGAAGGCAATTTGTCGTCGATACAGGATCTCAACCGTTATATGCCGGAGATCGCCAAAGCTGCCACCGCCACGCGCGAAAGTGCTGAAACATGGGCGAATGCCGCGCTCGCAACCCATGATCGACTGAATATTGCGCCAGAAAATTTCCACGCCGCGCAAAACATGATGTACGGCATTAGCAAAAGCGGTGGGCCTGCCGTTGCCGAGCAAACGCAGTGGATAGACAAATTTGCAGGTAAAACCGGCGCTCAGGGTCTGGAAGGTATGACTGAACTGACTGCCGCCATGCAGATCGCCATGAAAAACGGGGCCAGCGCCAGTGCGGCGGCTGAGAATTTTGACCACTTTCTGCAAACCACCTTTTCGAAAAAAACCGATAGCTGGTTCGCCAGCCAGGGCGTCGATTTGCAAGGCTCTCTGCTTGAACATCAGCAAAACGGTATGAGTGTTAGCGAAGCCATGACTCATATCGTGCAAATGCAGCTTGAGAAGATGAATCCGGCGATCCTCGACACCTTCAAACGCACTATGCAGATTGAAGATTTATCTGCTCGCAGCACTGCGCTGCAATCGATGGTGGCGCAATTTAATCTGGGCGAAATGTTCGGCGATGCGCAAACGGTGGAATTCCTGGCACCTATGCTGGCGAATATGGAGGAATATCGCCAGTTAAAAGCCTCTGCCATGCAAACTACCAGCAAGAATCTGATTAACGCTGACTTTTCTGCGCAAATGGCCTCGCCCATTGAACAGACTAAAGCGTTACAACTGGCGTTAAATGATTTATGGCTCAGCATTGGCTTGCAGCTTATGCCGGCGATTGGCGAGCTGGCACAAAGCCTTGCGCCGGTTATTCGCCAGTTCAGTGCCTGGCTACGCGAACATCCGGCGCTGGTGCAAAACATTGCGAAAATCGTCGGGGCGATTTGGCTGTTTAACGGTGCGCTTAATGTTTTAAAGCTGGGCGCGAACCTCATCGCCTCGCCGTTTATTCGTCTGGTCGATATCTTCCTGAAAGTCAGGGCAAGTCTGGCCCTCGGCGGCGCGGCAAGTAAAGTGCTATCGGCGGTTAAGTCATTGGGTGGCGGCGCAAAATGGCTAACGCAACTGCTTGGTCGTGGCCTGATCGGAGCATTGAAACTGTTTGGTCGAACCGTTCTCTCGCTAGGCCGGGTGTTATTGATGAATCCCATTGGTCTGGTCATCACTGCGATTGCGGGCGCGGCTTATCTGATTTATCGCAACTGGGAACCTATCTCCAGGTTCTTTTCGACCATCTGGCAACGTATCACCACGGCCTTTGACGGCGGCATTGCAGGAATTTGTCGGTTGATTCTCGACTGGTCACCGCTGGAGTTGTTCTATAGCGCCTTTTCCGATGTGATGAATTGGTTTGGTGTTGAGATGCCTGCGAGTTTTAGCGAGTTCGGCAGCAATATACTGGGTAGCCTGGCCGACGGCATAATGAATGCTTTCCCCGCACTGAAAGGCATTATTGATCAGGTCAAAAACGCCATGCCAGACTGGCTAAAAGCCACAATGGGTATCAGCACAGAAGCATCGGCTGCGGCTGTTACAGGCACGGCTAATACCGCATCAGTCTCCCCCGCGACCGTTGTTCCAGGCGTTGCCGGTGCGATTTTAACGCTGCCGGTGGGCAAACAACTCGCGCCATCCGGCAAAACGGCTACGCCGTCATCGGCAAAACCCGCGTCGGCCTCTTTACCTGGTAAATCCGTAACCAAACCGGCGACGCTACCCTCCCGTTCCCCGGGAAAAGTCCAGGTGAATTTTTCGCCACAAATTACCGTGCAGGGTAACGGACAAAACACCACTAAAGAGATTCAGAACGTGTTGACGATGAGTAAACGCGAACTGGAAAGAATGATTAACGATGTAATGGCGCAGCAGCAGCGCCGGGGGTATGCCTGATGTATGCCGTTTTAGGAGAGATTGAATTTAAAGTTGTCACATTCTGGGACGGCTTTAAAAGCACAATGGGCGTGGATTACGCCACACATGCCCGTATAGAAGGCAAACCCGGCGTGCAGTTTATTGGCGATAAGCTGGATATGCTGGCGCTGGAATTTTCCCTGCACAGCCAGTTTTGCCAACCCACAACAGAGCTGAATCGACTGCGTGAAGCCATGCTTGCTCACAAAGCAATGGCGCTGGTGTTTGGCAACGGAGATTATCGCGGCTGGTTTGTAATTACAGAGTTAACCGCCACTCACCAGCACACCGATCCCTGGGGCAATGTCATTGCCCAAAGCGGAACAATGTCGCTCCAGGAGTATACCGGCGATCCGAAAAACCCACTGCTGCCCCCGGCAATTACCACCCAGGAGCCTAATATCGAGGAAAAGGCGAGCGATTTTCCGAATAAGGTGGAGTCCTGGTTGTATCAGATATTGAACGCCATTGAAGAAGGTATGCGCAAAGCCAAAGAGATGCTCGATGAACTGGCGCAAACCATTGAAGATATTAAAAAAACAGTGGCAAAAGTGAAAGCACTGATTAAAGAGGCCAAAGCGTTAAAAGAAAAGTGTGAAAAGATAATTACGTCGTTGAAAAAGACTATCGACGCCATCGAAACCCTGTTTAAACAGCCAATGGATCTGCAAATGCTGGCAGGACTCCCAAAAGCGTTGTCGGCTCAGATTAAAGCTTTACTGGGTAACATGCCAGGTATACGGGACTGCGCCAATGACGCCAGTACGCTGGTTGACCATGCTCAGACACTTTTCGACGACATTGCCAGCAACATCGCCGAAGCGACGTTTGATAAAGCCGCAACGTTGGTTGATCAGGCACGAACAACGGTACAACAAACCACTCCCGCAGTGAGCCAGCTTGCTGCCGCGACCATTACGAGGAGCTGGTAATGCGATACCTTGAACATATCACCACCGATGGCGAACGCTGGGATAACCTGGCCTGGCATTACTACGGCGATGCACTGGCTTATGAACGCATTATCGCAGCCAATCCACATGTCGCCATTTATCCGGTACTGCCTTCCGGTATTCAGCTCATCATTCCGGTCATTTCCGTCAATAAAACCTTATCGGAGATCCCACCATGGCTGAGATAAGCGTAACTGGCGGCGTCTTTGCAACACTCACGCCCATTTTTACCCTCTGGTATGGGCATAAAGATATCACTTATGACATCACGCCTTATGTCACCAGCATCAGTTACCAGGACAGTATTAAAAACGAGTCGGATACCATCGCGATTACACTGGATGACACCGATGGACGCTGGATAAAAGAGTGGTATCCCGGCAAAGGCGATACGCTGGCGCTGCATATGGGTTATCAGGGGGAAAAGCTGCTCGATTGTGGTCAGTATATTATTGATAAAATTGATATTTCATCGCCACCTTCTACGGTAAATATTGATGGCATCGCCACTTCCGTCAATCAGGCGCTACGCACGCGTAACAGCCAGGGCTTTGAAGAGACGACGCTTTCGGCTATCGCCAGCCGTATCGCGCAAACGCACGGTCTGAAACTGGTGGGCAAAATCGAGCCGCTCACCATCGACCGGGTAACGCAGTATGGTGAAACCGATGTTGGATTTCTCAAACGTCTGGCCAGTGAATATGGTTATGCCGTAAAAGTGACGACAAAAGAGCTGATTTTTTCACATTTACCCACGCTGCGCTGCCTGGCACCGGTAAAAACGATCGACCGCAAAGACGTTTCGCATTTCACCTTCAAAGATACCATTAACCGTATCTACAAAAACGCCACCGTACAGCATCAAAATAGTAAGAAAAAAGAACTGGTTATCTACACCCACGACAGCCAGCAAAAACCGTCTGCCCGTGGAGTCGGCACCAGTGCCGACACGCTAAAACTGAACAGTCGGGCGACGGACATTGGCGCAGCACAGGCAAAGGCCAACGCTGCACTCGACAGCCACAACGAATATCAGCAAACCGGAACGCTCACAATGATGGGCTGCCCGGAACTGACGGCGGGCAATAAAATTGAACTGACCGATTTTGGCGTGCTTTCCGGTCAGTGGCTGATTGATAAATCTACTCACAGTTTTGTGCGCAGCGGCTATACCACTGAAATCGACGTGTCACGCGGGCCAGCGACCAGCCAGTAAGGAGGAAATATGAAAGGAGTAACCCGGCAAACGGGGATTATCAGCGATATTGACGAAACCAGCGTTCGGGTGCGAGTCACGCTTCCAGAGTGTGACAATCTGAAGAGCAACTGGCTTGCGGTACTTCAACGCAATTCCCAGGACAATAAAGACTACTGGCTACCGGACATGGGAGAGCAGGTGGAGGTTCTGCTGGATGATAACGGTGAAGATGGCGTGGTGCTGGGCGCAGTATATTCAACGGTAGATACCGCGCCAGTAGCATCGCGCGACAAACGCTATGTCCAGTTTTCCGATGGCGCAGCGTTTGAATATGACCGCAGCACCCACCAGCTTACGATTAACGGTGGTATCGAAAAAATCGTGATTGAGGTTATCGACCGTACCAGCCTGATATCGCCCAACGTTGAGGTTAAAGCCCAACACGTCACCGTGACTTCCGACACTGTTGATGTGAAAGCCACCGACGTCAGCATTGAAGCCAGTAAGGTCGATGTTAAAGCGATGGCTGTAACGGTAGACGCACCGCTCAGTACCTTTACCGGCAACGTCACGGTGATGAAAAAACTCACCTGGCTTGGTGGGATGGCAGGAAGTGGAGGCATCGGTAACGCCGCCACGATAACCGGCAATGTCAACGTGATCGGCAACGTTCAGGCCAGCGGCGCATTGCAGGACAGCGGTGGCAACTCCAACCACCATTCACACTGACTTTTAACCCGCCTGATAGCGGGTTTTCTCTTTTTAATCAATCAGTTTTCTAAATCGCTTTAATATCTCCACAGCCCGGTCAGGGCGAAAATACCCTCATGAACACAAAAACACGCCCCTCAACGCTGCACTGGCAACCGGCCTTGCAGCGGCCTGAAGAATACGTCTGCGGACTGGATGATATTCACCAGGCAATACACATCATTCTGCGTACACCGCGCGGCAGTGATCCCCACAGACCGCTGTTTGGCAGCAATTTGTGGCACTACATCGATTATCCCATCGAGCGGGCGATCCCGCATGTGGTACGGGAGTCGGTAGAGGCCATCCGCCAGTGGGAACCGCGCTGCCGGTTGCTGAAGGTGACACCTGTAATCGACGGTGAACATCTGACGTTACGTGTGCAATGGCGCGCCGCTGACGGCGTAATCAACTCAACGGAGGTGTTATGGCGATAGCCGAACCCAATTTTATTGAACGCGATCCTGCGCAAATTACCAGCGAGATGATTGCGCAATACGAAGATGCCAGCGGCAAAAAGCTCTACCCGGCACAGGCCGAGCGGTTGCTGATTGACCTTTTTGCCTATCGTGAAAACCTTGTACGCATCGCCATTCAGGAAGCGGCGAAACAGAACCTGGTCGCGTATTCCCGCGCGCCAATGCTGGATTATTTAGGGGAGCTGGTGGGCGTTCATCGTTTGCCTGCGCAGTCAGCAAAAACGACGTTGCAGTTTTCGGTTGTCAGTGCGTATACCAGCAATATCCTGATTCCCCAGGGGACGCGGGCCAGTGCCTCTGATAGCGTGATGTTCGCCACCGATGAAGATGTTCTGCTCCCGGCCAGGAGTTTGCATATCGCCGTTCCTGCCACCAGCCTCGCAGCAGGTGAACAGGGTAACGGCTGGCAGCCTGCACAAATTAGCGCTCTGGTCGACAGGATTGGTCATTATGACATCAACGTAATCAACCTGACTGCGTCAACGGGCGGCTGCGGTGAAGAGAGCGATGACGCATTGCGCCAGCGTATCCAACTGGCACCAGAAAGCTTTAGTAATGCGGGCAGCTATGGTGCCTACCGCTTTCATACGCTTTCCGTAAGCCAGTCGATTATTGACGTTGCAGTACTGGGGCCGGACGAGGGATTGCCAGAAGGCTGCGTGGAGATCTACCCGCTAACCCTGAACGGACTGCCGGGAATAGAACTGCTCGCGCAAATCGAACAGGAGGTTAGCAAGGAGAAAAAACGTCCGCTGACCGACAAAGTGAGTGCGAAATGCGCTCTTCGAGTGCCGTATGAGATCCGTGCGCAGCTAACGCTGTTTACCACCGCCGATCAGGAGACAACTCTGGCTGCGGCGCGTAAAGCGATTAGCCTCTGGACGCAACAGCGGCAGAAACATCTGGGGCAGGACATTGTGCCAAACCAGATAATCAAAGTGTTACAGGTCGATGGCGTCTATGACGTTGTGCTGAACTTGCCTACAAAACGTATTTTGCAGGCGCATGAATGGGCGGAATGCACTGCAATAGACGTAACGATCGCCGGAGTTAGCGATGGATAAATTGCTGCCACCGCCGCCGCTTGCCAGCGATGAGCGTTTTTCGATTCTGGCAAATATCGCCGCCGAGCGTTTTGCCCAACTCGATCTTACGGCGTTGATGGTTTATCTGGTCGACCTGGTTGATGCTTCGGCATTACCAGCCCTTGCAGAACAATTTCACGTTCAGGGGCTGGAAGGTTGGTTATTTACCACCGATGAACGGGAGAAGCGCGAGCTAATTAAGCAAGCCATTGAGCTGCATAAATATAAAGGAACGATTTGGGCGGTACGGCGGGTGCTGGAAATACTCTCATTACCAGGAACTATTTCAGAATGGTTTGAATATGGGGGGAAGGCTTATTTTTTTAAGGTTGATATAGAGCTGGTGGATAAAGGCATGGATGAAAACCTTTTCAATAATCTGGTAGAACTCATTCATGAATATAAAAACACACGTTCAAAACTGGAAGCATTAATTGTCTGGATCATTAACCAAAGTGCTATTCCTGTTATTGGTTGTGCACTTTATGGTGGTGAACTGACGTCGGTTTTACCTTTCCAGATACGGGAAGTACAGCAAAACACATCAATCTATTACGGAACAGGGCAATGGAGCCTTGAAATTACATCTATTTACCCGGAGTAATTATGGATAATGAATTTTATACCCTCCTGACCAATAGAGGGATGGCAAAAATTGCCAGTGCTCTTGCGGATAAAAAACAACTGCATCTGCAAAAGATGGCCGTTGGAGACGGCGGTGGGCAATATTATGAACCCACGGCGAGTCAAACTAAATTACGCCATGAGGTCTGGCGCGGTGATTTAAATACATTAACAGTTGCGCCCAATAATCCTAGCTGGTTAATTGCGGAACTTGTACTGCCCGAAAATATCGGCGGCTGGTATATACGTGAAGTCGGCGTTTTTGATACCGATGGTGAACTCATTGCTATCGGTAAATTCCCGGAGTCGTATAAACCGCTATTACCCGGCGGCTGCGGTAAGCAAGTTTGCATTCGTCTCATTATGGAAGTGTCCAACACGACTGCGGTAACACTCACCGTTGATCCCAGTATTGTGCTGGCAACACGGGATTACGTCGATTCGCAACTGGATGAACACGAACATTCGACTAACCACCCTGATGCTACATTGACACAAAAAGGCTTTACGCAGTTGAGTAACGCCACTGACAGTGATGACGAAACCAAAGCGGCTACGCCAAAAGCGGTGAAAGCGGCACTGATTGAGGCTCGAAATCATCGTCATACCTGGAGTCAGATTACTGATATACCAGATGGCACACTGACGCAAAAAGGGATTGTGAAGCTTAGTAACGCGACCAATAGCAACAGCACGACAGAGGCGGCGACTCCGAGCGCGGTGAAGGCGGCATATGACCTGGCGAATAGTAAGGCTGCGGGTAGTCATACGCACCCCTGGGGACAGATTACGAGTATTCCTGACGGTACCCTGACACAAAAAGGGATTGTGAAACTTAATAACGCGACCAATAGCAACAGTACGACGGAGGCGGCGACACCGAGCGCGGTGAAGGCGGCATATGACCTGGCGAATAGTAAGGCTGCGGGAAACCATACTCACCCATGGGGACAGATTACGGGTGTTCCAGACGGCACCCTGTCGCAAAAAGGGATTGTGAAGCTTAATAACGCGACGGATAGCAACAGTACGACGGAGGCGGCGACACCGAGCGCGGTGAAGGCGGCGTATGATAAAGCCTGTGAGGCATATAGCAGGATTAACAATTCCTCATTCCGATTCTATACATCAAATGGAACATTTACCGTGCCAGCTGGAGTGACAGAAATACTTCTGGAAATGTCAGGCGGCGGAGGGGGCGGTGGAGGTGGGGCAGTCGCCGGAAGCTCGACAATGCTGAATCCAAAATTTGGACTAGGCGGCGGAGCAGGAAAACCCGGTGAACTGATAATTGCCTCTCTCACAGTTAAACCCGGAGATATGTATTCCTTTACAGTTGGGTCCGGAGGGGCTGGAGGGGCTGGAGGTACACAGGTGATACCAGAGCGTGGTCCGGGATGGATTCCCGAAGATGCAATGGGGCAAGCAGGTATTCCAGGAGGAGCATCACATTTTTCTTCACAGAGTGCTTCCGGCGGTGCTGGTGGGGGGGGAGGTAAAATCATAACTATCGACTCCCCGCACGCCAACTCAGTAGGAGAGGTTCCCAAAACATACTCCAGCAACGGTGAAACTGAAGTAAATACTCCTTATGGAAAAGGGGGCTTGGGAGGAGCGAATAGTGATGGTCAATCCGGCTCTGGTTATGGGGCGGGAGGTGGGGGAGGGGCTGGTTTAGGATCAACTTGGGTAAACCACGTTGCCCGCAATGGCGGTCGTGGCTTGGGTGGTTATATAAAAATTTTATGGTGAACAGATGACACGATATGCGTATTACCATCCGGTAACCTTTGAGGTTATTGACTGGATAGATGCAGCCTCTTTTACTGTGGAATTACCTGATTCAGTAATTCCTGTAGATGATGAGCAGTGGCAGTTAAAAGATAAACCATGCTGGATATGTCTTGACCCATTCAAAATTATCACTACGCCACCTCCGGATAACTTTTATATCTTAGAGGATGATAAATGGGTGTATAACAAGACGTTATTTACCGTTGCACTGGAGAATACCAAGGCTCAGGTTACACAGGAAATAAAAAATCGACGTGATGAAATAACAGTAGATTGCATCATCATCAACAACCATCACTTCCACAGTGATACAAATAGCCGTATCCAACAGCTTTCACTCACTAAAATGGGAGCGGAGAAAAAAATCCCTCCAGGTTTAATGTGGAAAACTAAAAATAACGGTCTGATCGAGTTAACCAACGAAATCGCCGCCCAGTTTGAATCGGTCACCATGGATCACGATATGCGCCTGTTCGCCAATGCCCAGCACCATATCGCGGCGGTGGAAGCACTGGACGATATTCAGGCGGTGCTCGACTACGATTATTCAACAGGCTGACAACCATGAGTAAAACCACTGTCTGGCTCGCTTGTTATAAGGGCCGAACAGAGCACCGTGGTATTGCCCGACTGGCTGACTGGCTTACCCGTAAAATCACACGTGGTCATTATTCCCACTGTGAATTAGCCATTAAGCATGGTGAAAAGAGTTACCTTTGTTACTCCGCATCACTGCGCGATCGCGGTGTACGCGGAAAAATAATGCCATTGCCAGCGGATAAGTGGGATATGCTGCCGCTCCAGGCCAGCCTTCAGGATGTGGAAACTTTTTTCCGTAAACATGATGGCAAAAAATATGACTGGCGCGGAGCATTAGGAATTATTACCGGTAATAAAGAACAGCGCGATCGCCTGTTTTGCAGTGAATTTTGTGCTGAATTTCTGCAACTGAAGGAAAGCTGGCGCTATTCTCCAAACCACTTGTACGCTTTAGTCAGCAGTTGGCAATACCAGCAATAAATCACGCCGGGCTTTATGCCCGGCGCATTACCGTTTGATACAGCAAATTATCTAGCTCCCGAACATCTCCATCTCGACTGTCCGGTAAAATCGGCGGAATTTCCCCACGCGCCAGCTCCGCGCGAATAAACGCATGTAACAAAGGACGGCGCGGACCATATTCCGCTTCTCCCGCGCGCTGTTTACGTTCCAGCAGTTCGTCTATTTCTGCACGTAACGGTGCATCAAGCTCGCTTCCCGCCAGTAACTCGGCAAAGCGCATTGGCGGCACACCTTTACCCGCTTCGACCCAGCGCACGGCCAGCAGCGGACGCAGCACGTAAAAGTATTTTTTCAGTCGAACTTCATCGCCCTGCAAATAGCCGCGGAAGTTTTTCTGCGCCATCGAATAGTAATGCCAGCGTGCACGCAACGAAGAAAACCACATTGGCACCATTGCCTTAAGCGCCGTTATCGTTTCTTCATCTTGTTGATAGACCACCGGAGAATCCAGCCATTCTATTAGCGTCGGATTCGCGCCTTTCAATAATCCCAGCGCCTTACGCCACTCCCAACCGGAAACATCTAACTCGTCGTCGATAGGCAGTTCGATAACATCGCGCGGTGACTCTACACGCAGATACCATTCCAGCGGATGGACATACAAAAACCGTACATCGTAGTCGCTATCGGGCGAGGCAAATCCCCAGCCGCGGCTGCCTGATTCGCAGGCGTACAGCACTTTCACGCCATAGCGACATTCTATTTCTTTTAACTGCTGCGATACCCGTTCGCGCATCGCAGCACTGACTCCATTTAATGGCAT